AACGGTACGAGGCGTGACGGTGCGCGGGCAGCAGACGCGCAACCTATGGCAACACCAGCTGCGCCTGGATGTCACTCGACTTCAGGTTCAACAGGTAACAAACCACCAACACTCAAACGGTGAACCCTACGAACCATCCCCAACGGAATCGCCACAACATGATCCAACATGTCATCGCTTTCAATAAGGGACTGCGCCAACACTAGATGCCCTGGTTTCGTGTGTGGAAGTAACATCCCCACCGACCGCACCACACACGGTGCACCATCAATATCATCAACACTTGACCAGGTGTCAGAAACTGCGTGAGCGTCATGCCACACCACCTCGACCATCATGTAGTCATTCACCGCCGTACACCTTCCCACGCCAAAACGCTTGACCGTCAAAGATTGGCACCTGCTCATATGTGAACCGATGCGTCTGAGAGTTGTACGGGATGACCGCTAGCCCTTGCTGCCAATCCTCATGCCTCGTTAGTGGTCGCCCATCCAAATCGGTACCGCCACGCGTTGAGGGCACCACACCATCGATGCGTGCCAAGCAACCTGGCGACGCCGCCATCACCGTTGACGGCCCATCAAAATCCTCACGGGTGCGGTAGGCGGTCTCTATGCGGTGAATATGCCCGTAGATCACACTCACCTTTTCGGTGGCGAGATACTTGTGGGCGGTGCTACCGCCGGAGGCGACACGGTCGCCGTGAATGACACGCAGTTTGGGTGTGATCCACACGCACCCCGTCGGGTATCCACTCAGATACTCAATACCGTAGTCGTCAAGACGACACAGGAACGGCACCGACATTACGGGCCAGGCGTCAGGGATGTTGCCTCGACGCAAACCGAACGCCGCACCAGCGTTGTCGATGAGGTAACGGGGGAGGCGTTCCTCATGGTTTCCTGCGATCCACACGATGCGTGCATCAGGTGCGGCATGGCGCACCTCAGCGCAGAGTACGGCGGCACGGTCAATGGTCGCCTGTGTCGTGTTCTGGTACGGCGCAGTGAGCCTATATTTTGACATCTCTGGTAGGTCAAGGTTGTCGCCGACTAACACCACGAGGTCAGGTTTCGCCGCTGCTGTCACTGCGAGCGCAGCCGCTAACGCTGACTCGTCATGTGTGGGCACTAGAACGCCGTCTGCGCCTTTGTAATAGCCGATCTGCATGTCGGGGAGAACAACGCACACAGAACCGTCAGCGGGCTTGTGTGAGGTTTTGCGGGGAGGCAGTTTCACCACAGGACCAGGTTGCATCACAGGCCATTGCGGACCGTCAGCCCAATGAGGCGACAACTGCACCGCCGTCAAATCATGCACCGTCGGTTCACCAGTCTCCGGATCTTTCGTCACCTGCTGATACAGCGACACACGACGAACCGAACCAACCTCATCGACATCAATACCGTTGCGTTCCAACAGTTCGGCGATACGCCCTAACGCTGCACGTTTCGCACCCGACGGTTCGGCAGCTCGTGCGATGTCGTCACTCAGCGCGGCCACAGCGGCACTCCCCTCGACGGTGGCGTTGCAACGCACCCTGCGACACATTGATTCCACGCTGATCTAACGCACGCCAGATCGCCGACGTTGGCACTAACGGTTCAGAGAACGCTGCCAAGAGGTCGGCATGGTCGTCAGGTGTCATCGTTTTCGCTAACGCTTTCACGGTGCACAGAGGGCCGCCTTGCCCGTTGACATGAGATTTGATTTCGTCGAGTAGCCGTATCGGATTGTTCACAGGTTGCTGCCTTCTGTTCTGTTCTAGTTGTCTAGATGTTGTTGAAAAGATTTACGACTCAACTATTGAGCCGACAGCCCACGCTTGCGCTTCAGCCACCAAATCCGTAGCTGTGAGTCCGACAGCGTTTGCTGCATCATCAACCGTCAAAGCGCCAGTAACTGCCAGCAGGGTTGCGAGTGCACCAACAGAATCTAGTGGTGCTTGCGGTGGGTCTGAAATTGTTTGTTCGTCAACGATGTTGTTGTTTGGTTTCGTCGGGTCAAATCCGCCGATGCCGTAGGTCGTTATTTTCATGCTGCCCTCACAATGATTAGGGGCGCAGTAGCAACTGCTTGAAAACTAAACGGAGTTGCTAGTGCGCCAGACATATTTTGGCCGTTTACCTGCCAAGAATCAGGTGTGTTGCTTGCGGTGGTTAAACGGTACGGAGCAAATCCTGACAACGGTGCGGAAACAGTACGCAAGGTCGGAGAGGTGCCAACCTGAGCGACTGTGCAAATCCAATATAAACCATCGTTCAGACCTGTCCAACTCACGGTCAGCGTTTGGAAGCCTGTAGCGGCGGCTGTGTCCACAGTCCCAGCGTCGTTGATAAGGGTGCTAGGTGCGCCCCCACTGTTTGCGTAAAGCCCGATTCGAACCACAGAACCAGCACCACCGACAGTCGTCACCTCAATAGCAACACGGTCAATTCCTGAGCCTTTCGGAACAAAAACAGCAGTAAATTGACTGCGGTCCTTTGTTGGCGCAAAAGTTGTTACGGCTGATGTACTTATCGGGGTACGAACATAAGTGCCAGTAACCCAACCCAACGGAACAGCAGCGACACCTGTCGCACCTGTAGCACCAGTCGGACCTGTAGCGCCAGTCGGACCTGTCGAACCAGTAGCACCTGTAGCACCCGTCGGGCCTGTCGGGCCTGTCGGGCCAGTCAGTGTTTGTGTTTGAAGTTGCCAAGCAGTGATCGGCGTCGAATACACCCATGTCTTGTCACCACTCGTGAACACTTGACCGTTTGTTGGGGATGCTGGAAAATCTATGGCAGCCATTATGACCTCTCTGGCAATGTGACGGTGGGGGCTAATAGGTTCATGTCATGCCGCCTCGTAGTACATGTTCCACCAAAGGGTGTCGCCTTCAGCCCAAGTCATTGGAACACTTCCAGAAAGTGCCGAGCCTGTTAAGTAAGTACCTGAAGCGTTTTGGACTTGCAAAGCGACACGGGTCGCAAAACCTGCAACTCCAAGTGTTTGAACGACTCCGCTGTAACTTGTTCCCCCGTCAAAGTCACGAATACCGATTTGACCAATATAAGTTCCGAGGAAAGTTCCCGACACCGTTGCATCAATGCTCACGGGAACAGTCAAATTGACAGCACCTGAGATGCTGCTAGTACTTCCAAAAACGAATCGGCCCCAAACATGAACAAAGCCGTTAACTTGACAGTAGAAACCTGTGACTGTTCCATTGCCGATAGTTAAACCAGCAGTGAAAGTGGGGGTGTAGGCGATATAGGTGCCCAATGAACCACCAATGTTTGCGTTACCAAACTCAACCCACTGCGTCGTATTGCCGTCGTTATAGTAGATATAAGTTCGACCATCGTCTGAGTTAAACCAAACATCATTTGCCGACGGCGATACTGGAGTTGTTGCAGAAACAACATAGGAACCATCAGGACCAGTCGCACCAGTCGCACCAGTCGCACCAGTAGCACCCGTCGGGCCTGTCGGTCCTTGAATGCCCTGAGTGCCGACATCCTGAATCGTCACACTCTGATCGGTTTCGTTGACAGTAACTCTGAACGGCGTATCGTTCACCGTCACACTCATTTGGTCACCTCAGCGTTCACCGCAAAATTACCTTGAACAAGTCGAGTCACCGTCGCACCATTGACCATCTCTAGGTCGTAAACAAAACTCGCACCAGTCACAGCTGCCATATCTGACGCCGACACCAGAAGGGTGATCGTACCCAACGCACCACCGAGAGTGATCTTGCCGTTCTCAGTCGTCAACGAAAGCACGGCAGTCGGGCTGGCATAGTCTGCGCGCACCTGCATCCGTGCCGTGTATCCGGTCAGGTTGATGAGAGCATCGTTCACATCTCGCCAAGTTAAAACCCTCGTGAATGTTGCGCCTTGTTCTGCGGTGATGTTGTAAGTGCCTGCGGGCATCCCAAACCAATCTTTCGTGTTCTATTTGTCGTCTTTTTCTAGATGCCATTCCAAATGGCCCGCTATCCGTTCGCCGACCTTATCCACTTTCGTTTCAATACGAGACAACATCTCTGCGTTGTCACCGTGCTGCTTATCATTCTTGCGGTCAAGACGCGCAATAAGTGCCACAATAGGACCACCAGCACCGACAACCGCAACAATGACAGGGAGCCACGTATCCATCATTCACCTGTCCCGAACGCATCATCAATTTCGTTGCGTGAAATCTTGCCATCGTCGGCATAAGCGCGTGCCAACCGTTCGAGCACCTGCGACGCGGCGGCGATACCCGCCAACACTGCCGCCTTCCACACCGGAATGCCTCCCAACACGGAAGCACCACCAACGATGCCCATTGACGAATAGACGAATGTGGCCACAATTCTCAATGCGATCGTTTTCATGGTTGACCTTTGGCGCTACCTGATGGGTTGATTCTGATGTCTGCCATTTGATGGCGTTCTCGTATGCTAGACGATGAGGGTTCGTGTCAATGATGGAACCGTTCGGTGCCACAGTTCACCGCACATCAAGTGTGGGGAACGCTTGAATGGCGTCAAGTACGGCCTGCGGCAGTCGATCGCCGCACACATAACGCACATGCCATGATTCGAAGTTCGGGTTTTTCGGGTCTGCGACTTCCCACGAGAAACCGTATTTCAAAGCGTTGCTGGTGGCGAATCCGTCGCCGAGTAACCATGCGAGACGTTTGCCTGACGCATTGGAAATATCGATCGCGAGTCCGATGCCATGATTCGATGTACCTGGCTGACCTGCTGGTGCCATACCCTTTTTCAGATACCAAGTCTTACCCTGATACGTGCGCGTCACCTGCGGTTTACGACCCGTCGGCGACAACGCATAACGATTATTGAACAAGGCCATCTGCTCGGATAGTGGCCTATAAGCGCCGACATGCTTTAGTTCGATACCGTCAAAGTAGGCGGCGAGCTGCATCGCATTCCACGCGGTAGCGGCGAAGGAGTGCAGTTGACCGTTCGGTGCCTTAATGTCCCGCAAAAGTTTCGCAGGCAGTTTCCCGTTCGCAACACCCGCCAGGTCGGAGGGCATGATGATCGGCAGGACCGGATACAACATCAGGCTGGCCCGATGTCCTCAACCAGTAGCAAGGCAATAACAGCGGCAGACCGAACCATTTGTGGCGTACCTGTCGTATCGGTTGCTTTGGCACACCCAACAATTGTGATTGAACCAGCACTAAAAGTGTTGGTGCTAATACATGTCATGCCAGTTTGGTCTTGCAATCCTGATTCGTTTTGGAAAACGGTGCTGTTTAGGATTGTGCCAGCGGCGTTAGTTTGTCGAATGGTTGTTGATGTACTTGACAGGGCCGTTGCTGTTTGTGCTTGCGGTTCATAGTAGGTAATGCGGTAATAACGGTTGGCGACTGCCGTAAATGTGACCGTCATACCTGTAGCGATGACATCGCTTGTGGTCAACGTGTAACTGGTAGTTGACGTTGCCCTAGCGACAATGCCACGAGGGAACTGGTTACATTCTGTGGCGGTCAGGATTTGACCGGCAGTGAAATCGTCGTTAGGTGAAATCGCCATGGTTTAGGGCCTCTCTGGAAAGTTAACGGTGGGGGCTGGTGTCCAAGTTGCGGGGAAGTCCCGTAGGGCTTGACGGTAGGCACCCCATGCCGTTTTGTCGGTTGGTGTATCTGGAATCATCGCCCAATCGGATTCGACAAGGAGAGCGTCACGCCGTAGGCGCATACGCTCAACTAGATATTCGTCGGGTGCTGAAGTTTCGTGGTCTGCTAATAGATTCATCATGCTGCCTCGTAGTACATGTTCCACCAAATAGTGTCGTCAACAGCCCAAGTCATCGGGACAGTTGCACTGATTGCAGCGCCAGTTGAGTAAGTCGCTGAAGCGTTTTGGACTTGTAAAGCGACACGGGTTGGAAAACCTGCAATACCTAATGTTTGGACTACGCCGCTGTAACTTGTTGCTGCCGAATCGTCACGGATACCGACCTGACCGATATAAGTTCCGAGGAAAGTACCTGACACGGTTGCGTCAATGCTTACGGGGACAGTCAAGTTGATTGCACCTGTAACGCTGCTAGTGGAACCTAGAACGGCGCGGCCCCAAACATGAACAAAGCCATTCACTCGACAGTAGAAACCTGTGACTGTTCCATTGCCGATAGTTAAACCAGCAGGGAAAGTGGGGGTGTAGGAAATGTAACTGCCGAGAACTGTGTTGCCGATCGCGACCTTCGCCTGTAACGCCTCGACCGCGTCATTCAGGTCAGAATGAGACAGTGAATGAGACGGTGAAGTCAACAGACTCGACGCCGTCGGATTCGTAAAGTTGTCTAGTGATGTGGGGAATGAACTAGCCATAGTGCTACCAACCTAGTCGTGAAGCAGTGTCATCTGCACTTGAATCATTATAAACCCATCCTGCTTCATCATATGAGATTTCGGGCTGATCGTACACAATGCCACCCCCACCAAGAACACCGAAAACAGGATCGTCAAGGAACAGATACTGGTTGCCATCGGTTGACTCAAAAGTGAAACCCATCACATGCGATGAAGGCGAGATCGTATGGTTAATACCGGACACGATCAGGGTCTGCCTCACCGACGATGGAGACCCAACCGTAAACGACTTAGAAACTGAACAGACATCAACTAACTCAAGACCAATATAAATGTTTTGATCTGCCTCCGAAAGTCCTATGAGTTCAGTTGATAATCCATCAAAACGCAGAATCGGGTTCGCATACTTATTGAGCAGGAAGTTCGCCAGGTCTGCGACTTCTACCTCTGTTGAGTTCAAAAGATTAGTGATCGAGAGCTGCTGATTCTGATATAAAGCAATGCTCGTCGCATCAGACGCAACCTGTTCAACTCCAGCGTCAGGGCTTTGCGCCACAATGAAGTTGTGTAGCAATTCATCACCGAACTGGTTGCTCAAAGCCATATAGGGAATTCCTGTGCCGTCATCAGTGAAGTTGGCGTTAGCAACAGGGTTCAATACCGACGACCGACCTCTGAACGTCACAGTGCCGTCAGCGGCAATGAATAGGAAACCTTGCTCGGATGTTGTGACCTGCTGAAGGTAGTTCAAGCAGTTCGTGCCCTGCCCAATTTCAAACGCGCCGAGCGTTGACACACCCGTGCTGATGTTTCTCGCGCCTTGATATGCGATCTCAGGCAAATTGAGAATGCGATCAATACGAGCCGACGACAACTCCATTGAAGGTGTGACCACGTTCAACGCCTGGTTAGCGAAAATCGTGAAAGAATCTGAGCATTGGGCGACCATGATGTCATTTCCGCTTATGTCAAAATCCAAGTTCCAGTCAGTAACAACTCCAGTGAATATCGTGATGCCGTTTGCCTTAATGATGATGGGGCATCTCGGCAAAACGAAAGGATAGAAAATACTGTCAACATTCAGCGGGTCGAGCAGTCTGGAAGTGTTATCAAAACTCACTGTCGCTGAGCCAGCATTGAATTGGTCTAGTTGGCGACTGCGACCACGAGAGGTGGTGATGCTTTGACTAATGCTGGTCAGGTCGGCGAACGCCAGACCGCCGAGCGTGCCTGTGTCCAATAGTCCGAAAGTAGCGTTGTCAAGTTGGAACGGATTGCCGAAACCGATTGTAGTTTGGAAACCGACAAGCACCTGGATCGTGGGGAGGCTCATGCGCTTGCAAACACCTTGCCGCTTCGTCGTTGAGTTTTCTGAATCGCCTCGATGATCTGTTGACCAATTTGGTCAGGTGTTGAAATCAGGCCAGCGTTGACAGTGATATTCATGCCACCGCCACCGGTGCCGACGCCGTACTGTGCACCGCGTGACAACGGGATCACGGCCTCAGGTCCCGCCTCGCCAATAAGGGCGAGGGTTGGACCCGTGGCGATACCTCCGGAGGCTAGTTCGGGTATGCCTTTGATGTCTGGCGGGTTCACACGGTATGAAACAGGGCCAACAGAAATGGTGAAGTCGAGTAGATCGTTTATTTTCTTGATGACGTTGTTGTTTATGAAACGAATGATGCCGTTCGCAAAAGACTTGCCGACATCCAAACCTTTTTCGCCGAGGCCCTTCAGTGCATCAACAAGTGCACTGAGTAATGCTCCGCCAAGTGACGTGCCGAGGCTCGCCATCGTTGACACTAAGTCAACGAATAGTCCAGGTATTTTTTTGACAAGATCAACAACGAAACCGCCCAAACCTAGAACCACCTCCGGCAACAGTTTCGCCACCCAACCTGTCAGCGCACCAACCAGTTTCACCGCCTGCGCACCGAGTTTTGGCACTGCCTCAGTGACAACCCAATCAAGGATCACCAACAAGAAATCGCCCAACGCTTTCAACGCCGGCACGATCATCGGTTGAATCCATGCCACCAACGCATCACCGAGTTCAATGAGTTTGTCCACCAACATTGGCAGACCTTCATCGAGCAACCAGTTCGCCAGGTCACCAATCAATTCACCGAGGCGTTCAAGTGCGGGTGGTGCTGCGTCTTGTATCCATTCCCACAACGCCTCTGCGCCTTCCTGCAATTTATCTGCTATCCACGGCAGGCCTGTATTAAGTAACCATTGACCTACGTCATAAGCAAAATCTGCTAATGCTTTCAACGCTGGCGGCACCGCGTCTTTGATCCACTCCCACGCAGCCGACGCATACTTGATAAACGCCTCTTTAATCTCAGGCAGTTTGCCTTTTATCAAATCAATGACACCAGAGAGACCATCTTTTTCGAATACGTCAGCAATAGTTGAAAAGATTGGCAGCACTTTGTCTGTGATAAAACCAACCGCCGAGGCAAAAGCAGGCATGAGGGCGGTGCCTAGTTTTGCTTTCACATTCTCAAACTGTGCAGCCATGATTCGTTGTTGGTTAGCGACACCATCAGATGTGCGAGCGAAGTCGCCCTGTGCATCACTGGTCTGCTTGAATATTGCCGCCTGTGCCGCCAGAGTCTTTTGCTGTTGCGTCAATGGGCCTTTGCCGTCATAGATGCCCATTGCTAGTGCTTCGGCTTTCAACGCCGCATCATCAAGCATGACACCGTATTTGCGGATCGGTTCCGACTCACCACGCAACGCCGCACCCAACGCCTCAGCAGCCTCCTCCGGAGACGTATTAGCGAATGACGCCATATCTGACGCCAACGCCACAAGATCGGTGGAGAACGTGCCGAGATCGTCGCCCGTCAGCCCTGCCGCTTTACCGAACACACCAAACGTGGAGGCGGCGGTCAGTGCTGCGGTCTTTGACTGGCCGAATGATTTCGCTGCATCCTCAGCGAATTTTGAAACAACGTCGGAACCGTCACCAAAAATGACATTTGTTTTGCTTTGAACTTCCTCCAAATCTGAGGCGCTATCGACCAGACCTTTTGCGATGACGGCAGCGCCAGCGGTCGCAGCTGCGATACCGAGTGCCGCTTTTGTTCCGAAGTCAACAAGTTTGCCGCCGAGGTCGCCAGCCTTACTGCCTACGTCGTCGAGCGCGCCGAGAGCACCTTTGGCGTTTCCTAGAATCTCGATACTGAGTTTGCGGGTGCCCGCCATTTTTTACTCCTAGTCAGGGAAAACGTCGCGCAGGATGTCCTGCATTCCGTCACCGTAGATATCTATTATCTCATCAATGTTGCGTCGTACTGTAGGAAACAGGAAGTAACCCGCACCACTTTTGTTGCCTCGCCAATCTTTGAACTGGTTCCAACCAATCCGGACACCAGTCACCTTCACCGCCGTCGCACCATAGTCCTGACGGGCACGTTTCCGCACCGTGCTACTTCCCCCATAGCGGTCATATGCCAGAGTTTGTGACTCAACCTTTTTGATGACCTTCGATGCCGACTCATTCTTGCGCACAATCGTTGAACGCCCGCCCGTGTTTTTTATCAACCGTTTACGGTTCCGATGAGCACCAAATTCGGCACCACCGAAATACGGATACTTAGCACCGCCAGCGTTCACCCTGGCAGCG